TGCGGGCGTCGCGGATAACTGAAACTATCAAGGCGATTGCGGCGATAACGAAGAAAATTGCTAGTGTTGTGTTCATTTTGCCAGCTCCATAAAAAACACGTAGATAACATAAAAGAAAAGCAACATTGTCGGCACACACCAAGCCAGCGCCTCGAAAAAGCGAGACTTGAAACACTTACGGCGGTCGTTACGCATAAATAATTCCTTCTATCTTTGCAATTGCATTTTGTAGGTTGGTCACAGTCAAATCTTGCAAGTCAACAATATACATTGGCGACTCATCAAGCACAGACACGCTAAAATGGCCATAGCCGTCTTTGGTGAACACGTTGGCAATTAGTTTATTGCTCATGTTGCTAGTGGCAAAACATGCCGCGTAAAGCTCGCCTGTTAGCTGCATAATCACTGGGTTAATCTGCATGTCGATTAGGCGAGATGCACGTTCACGCTTGGCTGGCGTCCATTTTTTTACTGAGTTAGGCGACAGGTTGAACGCCTTGGCTATTTCTTTGATTGGTTTCATTTTTGCTCCGGTTGGTTATTTATCTAACTTGCAAGAGATGATGAATCTATTTGTTATTTGCGCTTGAGATTTTACGTACTGGATTGCATCATCTCTTGTTTCTGCATAAACAAACTTTGTAAAAGGTTTTTCTTGGTTCATGTTTATTTTAAATACAACTTTGTAAGTTTTCATTTTCTCTTTCCTTCCGTTGTCGGCGTTATTGCCTGCTTGACAAGTAATATAATACCGTTATCGGTATCGGTCAAGCGATAAAGCAAAAAAAGGCGAATTATTTTTCGCCTAGTAACTCCGCAATAAAAGCAGCACAACACATCGCATGGGCAGCGTGTGGCAATCCGCTTTCAGGGTCTAGCACTTCACCTCGCAACATAGCGAATGAGTGGCGCAATAACGCAGCCTGGTAGCGCTGGATTGCATTATCTACTGTGCGCCAGCCTTCCGGTTTGTACTTCTTCGCGCCAAAAGTCATCACTTGAGCCATTAGGTCAATTGCAATTGGCGGCAACAGATCATAACGCGGCTTGTCGCTGTCGTGCTTTGGTGATGAGTAATGCTCGCCAGTGTTGCCATTCTGCGCAATTACTGAGATCCGCTCGTCTGTTTCTGGCCATTGTGTTGACGTCAACGAAATGGTTGGGCGCTCTGAATAATCTAGGCACTCCCTGCACTCTTGCGAAGTCCAAGCGCCTCTCACCCACTTAATAAGATCCCATTTATAAGGACATCCAGAATCAATAACTTTTCTAAAGTGACCATTTGCATAAAACTCAGCCCCTTCAGGCGCTTTACTCCAATCTATTGCCATGATTTTAACCCCATCTTAATTCGTTTCTGATTCCACTTACACGCCATCTTAATAGCATCCTCAATATCTTTCTCGTTCGGCTCGTCACGATTACGCTCAAGGCATAGCTGTTGCGCGGTGACTAGTTCGAATTCGGTTGGTGGTAGGTTCATAATGCTAACACCTCAACCGGCCAAGCTCTAAAACGCTCAAATATGGCTGCAGCTATGTTTTCCGGTTTTTCTTCTGTTATGTACGTAAAAGGCAGTCCTTTCAGCATGGTTATTTTGTACGACTTCATGGTATATCCCCTTTGATAATTAACGCTGCCATGTCGCGCACATCGTCGCGGCATATCTCATGCACTCGCTGCAGCGCCTCTTTTCTTTCATCCTTTGGTAGTTCTGCAATCCATCGAGCATCGGCATACATCACAAACGCCAGTGCATGACTTACTTCAGGATCCACCTCGTTAACTGTTAATTGTTTTTTTAGCAGCCTGTCGAACTGGTCTGCATGCCTTTTTATTTTGTTCCAATCCATACTTTTAATGCCTCCAACGCCGCTTCATAACCTAGCGCAACACAAACAAAAGAGCCATTGTTTTTTGCTGTTTCCAGGTAAGTTAATTGCTCAACTTCCCAGCTGCACAAAGTATGGTCTTTTCTTTTTAGCTCGCACACGAAAGAAGGGTTACCAGGGATAATGATATCGCTTGCGCCGGCTGTCATGCCTTCGGCTTTTTGTCGCATAGCCTGCTGCATGGTGCGCTTACCTTCGTTGCGCGGATGCACGGCAATAATGCCAAGGTGCGGGTAGTCTCTACGCAACACATTAAAAAATGTTATCTGCTCGGCGCTTTCTACTGGGCATTTTTTGTTGCGGTATTTCTGATCACCATACACCGGTAAAAATTCTGGAAACTTCATTCTGTAAACTCCTGCTCGTTATATCCAATAACAGTAAAGAAACTTGTACCGCGCTCTTTTCTCGCTGTGATAGTAACCGGCATTGTCGGCTTGGTAGCTATAAATTCTGCTGCGGTTTTTGGCTTGGTTTCGTACACTCCGCATGACTTGCACAAGTCAACCCACATAGAGCGCGCCATCTTATGCTTATCTTCACAATCTGAATATTGCTTATACCAAACGCTAAATGTCCTATACTCAGTGGTAAAGTCAATTCGTAGCGTAGTGTTACCTGCTTGGCTAATCCATTCCTGCATTTTCCACGACAGCACTTTGTCGCTGGTGGCTTGGTACGGGTCTTTCTTTAGCTTGGTAAACTCAATATGAAGTTTCTCGTTAGGATCCACCAATTCTGTTCTGCACTTCTCGCAGTAGCGCGCAGTGATATCGTTTTCATGCTCGCACTCTACGCATGTTTTAACGCTCCACCGGTAGCTGCAGCGCTCGTTGACTCCCTTAACTATACTTGTGCCAAAGCAGCGACGGCCAAAATGCGCCGGCATATCGCCGTTATCTGTTTTTATACGCGCACCGGTTAAGTCAATAAAATATCCGTTTTTATCAACATCGAAACCGTCAGGATTTGGCCGACCGCTAAACTCATTCACAAAACTACATGATGGGCAATGCGCTTCTAATCCGCCATCGCCTTTTGCTGCTTTCCTGGCTGTTATCTTTGGGTTAAACAAGTCACCATCAGGGCAGTGGCGCTCTAGGTTTTTTGCATAATCCAGCACTAAACAATCAGGCTTTTCGCTGTATGCAATGGCTTTCGGATTGCCTGCAGTTGCAGGATCAACAAGTCGCAAACCTCGACCAATGATTTGCTGCAGCAAGCGCACAGACTCGGTGGCTCTTAGGATGGCAACAACATCAACATGCGGCGCGTCAAATCCAACGGTTAGCACTGCAACGTTAACTAGGTACTTGAACTGGCGCTTTTTAAACCGGTCAATGATTAACTCGCGGTCTACCTTGGTTGTTTTGCCATGAATGATTTCGCTGTTATCTTTTGGCAGCGACTCCATGATTTCATACGCATGCGCAACAGTTGCCGCGAATATAATCACGCCATTTCTGCCGTATGACTTCTGCACAATATCAGCAACAATAAAGCTAGTTAACCGGCCTTTTCCTTCGAACACCTGCTCAACTTCTTTCGCGTTGAACTGGCCGCGACTGTTTAACTCTAACTGGTCAGCATCATAGCCGGCAACATGGTCAAGATCAGCATGCGGAGGCGTCAAGAATCCGCGCTCGATTAGCTCATGTGCATTTACTCGATAAAGCAGCTTTTGATAGAAAGGCTCTATGCACTCGCTCTCGTGCATTGGCTTGCCGTCTTGGTCATAAGCGTACACATAGCCAGTGCCTAACCGGTAAGGCGTGGCAGTCAACCCCAACACGCGCAGCTTGTTGTTACGCTGGCGCAACTGGTCAATGATTTTTATCACTGTTGGCGTTATGCCGTCGCCTTCATCGATAATGACACAAGCAAAGTTATGGCCGAATTTATCGATATCGTTACCGACTGATTGCGGAGTACCAAAAACAACATTGTGCCGCAGGCATTTGCTAATGCTGGCGCAGTAAACCGACGCAGGATAACCGGTTGATAGGTATTTTTCTCTATCCTGCTCAACCAACTCTTTTGATGGCGCTAACACTAGCACTTTCTTTCCTGAATTAACCTCAATCCAGTTAGCAATCATGGCAATGATAAAGCTCTTGCCTGCACCTGTCGCTAGGTCTAGCACTGCCGGATCAATACACTTCTTCATCCAGTCAATAGCCGCATCGACTGCGGCTTGTTGATAGTCGCGCGGCTTCATTACTTAACCATCCAGTAAGATGATTCTTTTCCGCGATACGCTTCAAGGTCGGCATCTGGCAGTAAATCTTTAATGGCTTTGGCGTATGCAATAGAGCCTTGCTTGCTAACAATCGTGATTGATACGTCGCCAATCTTCCCGCCTTTGCCGTTGGTTGACTCAATCAATGCCTGCTTTGCTTCTTCCAGCTTATTCTCAGCGACTTCAAGCGCAGCCTTAGCCATCTTGTACCGTTGCACAAGTTTACCGCCGTCAATGTATTTCCATGCGTTTTCTGGCTTGCGCTCTTCAACATACTCAGCGTAAAACGCCTTAAGCGTTGGCAGTGTTGACTCAATAAATTCAACATCAAGATTGACGCGCTCTAGATTGTCACCGTATGGCGACCATTGGTAAAAGTCGCACCACATTCTGCCGGTGCAGAAAAGTTGATACTGGATTTGTGCATAATAATGTTTTTGGTCATCGATAGACTTAAAGCCGTCCGCACTATGACGCATGCCATACGGACACTTTATTTCTAGCAATCCATCAACGCCAATTAATCCATCAGGTGAAGCCCCAAGCCATTCAAAATCAGGATGCACAAAGAATCCACACTCTTCTACTTCATTGTGCTGCATGCGGTAGTCCGCAAGTGCATTTGGCTCGTTTACTGTGCCATGCTCTGTGGCAATGTTTCCGACAAACTCTGACGGCTGACCGTGATAGTCGCGCACCATTCTACGCATTACATCTGCAGGCTTTGCGAATGGCGACAATCCTAATATAGCGCCAATTGCGCTTCCGGTTATTCTGTTTGCTCTAGCTGCAAACCACTCAGCAGACCGCTGTTCCATACTCATTCTCCGTTTATAGGTTCGTTTTTTCTATGCCACTCGGCGTGGCACGATGGGCACATCCAAATAACATCAAGAGGTTTACTGTAGTCACAGTGGTGTCCATGTATTCTTTTTGGTTCTGCGCTGCAAACTTGGCATTGTTTCGGCTTTTTTAAAAAGCCAGACCTTACCGCGTTATTTACCATCCTGTTGCATTCGACCTTTTTCTTGTTATTTATATTCCATAGCTTTTTTGCCAATCTCTGCTTTTCTTTTCCCTGCAGAGATGAGCTATAGTTTTTTAAGGTTTCTGAGCCTCTGGCGGTTCTTGCCCAGAGTCTTTTTTCCTCCCTTATAATTTCTATCATCTCAGGACTTTCAGCTCTTTCTTTAACATCAAGCCTTGTACACTCTTTGCATTTGTTTAAATGCCCGTCTGCCATTCCTTTATGCTTATAAAATTCAGAAAGATTTTTCTCAGCACCGCACTTAAAGCAAATTTTCATAAAACCCCCTCTATTTAGAAGGGGTATCTTATCATGTAGGATTTTAAATTAAAACCCTATACTTTCATCGAAATCATTATCTGCTGCAGGTGCAGGCGATACCGGCTCAGCTTTTTTCAGCGGAGACACTGCAGAAACCCAGTTTCCTGTTGCTTTGCCAGTTCCGTCTGACTTGTCGATTTCCCAAACTTTCAACAGCAGAGCCATTGGCTTGTTCATCAAGTGCTTTTGCAAATCTTGATCGCCAGGTGCAGCAACTTTCAGTAATCCACCGCCAGCATTGACAGCAATAGCAGCCAGCATTTTCTTAGCCTTGTCTGCTTTTTTATTGTCAACATCTTTTACGCGCACTTTCTGAAACAGCTTGCGGCCTTTGTATTCTGCCGGTGCTAACACGTTCCAGCGAAGAGACACATAATCATTGCCTTCGTAGCTGTCCCATTTCGCTTCATCGATTGCAGCTTTAACTTGAGTGTCTGCAGGGATTGGCGCTAAATCGCCGCCACCAGCTTCAAAGTTACCGGTAGTGTCTAATTTCTCGTTTGAGTCTGATAAATTCCAAAATGACATAATGTATTACTCCGCTAAAGTTGGTACGAATTTAATGAATGGGTTTTTGCCGTGTGGCACATCTAAAGGTTCGGTAATGCCAAACCGGTTTTTACTGACGTTGGCTGCAGTGGTATGGCATACAGCAATGCGGTTTCCGCTACTGATTGCCTTTTTGCGGTCGCCATCGCCGGTGGTAAATGTTTCTAAACGCAGGTATGCCACCAAATCGACGTTATCCGTGTAATGGGATTCTGACTTTTTATGAAGCCTTAACTCGTACCTGTTGTATGGATCTTCGTCAGGCAGTTCAACTTTACTAACCTCACTGTGCGCAATAAATATGATATTCATATCTTTGGTTTCGTTTAAAACCTTTGCAGCCTTTCTTAGTCTTCCGTGCAGTGCTGCAACTTGACCAAAGCCAGCCCCGTAACCGCCAGCAGCCTGATTGATTGATTTTGGTTTTTTTGGGTCGCTCTCAACAACATATTCAGTGAACATTGTTTCAAGCTGAGTGATTGAATCGACCACCAAAGTTTTATAGTTGTGGTCTTCTTTTATAAGAGCTGTTAATTGCTCCCAAAGTTGATCAACCTTAGTAACCACAGGAAATGCGTCTGGTCTTAACGCTTCAGGAACAGCCTGAAGACCATCTTCAATTCTGATGAATATCGGGTTGGGGAATGTTGCTGCAAGAGTTGTTTTTCCAACTCCGGCATCGCCAGTGATTGTTGCTATTACAGCCCTGTCTTTGGGCTTTACTGCTGTTGATAGTAATGACATAAATGCCTCCTTTTCTCTCTTCAACGGTTGCAACTTTAAATCAGTGGTTGTACTATGTCAACTATCAATTTAAAAAAAGGTGATTAAAATGCTTACACTAGAAAAAATTAAAGAAAAGTTAGAAGACAAAAACCTTTCTGTAGTAGCAAGGAGAATTGGATTGACGCCAGCTTATCTGTCAGCAATTTGCAGGGGAACGGCGAAGAATCCAAGCTATACGGTTATTAAGAAAATTTCAGAGTATTTGGATGGTGAAAATGATAATTCTAACTAGGTCTGAGGCAGCAAGCGCTGGTTTAAAAACATACGTAAACGGAAAAGACTGCAAGAATGGGCACGTTTCACCAGCCAGAAGGACTGCGAATGCGTCTTGTGTTGAGTGTCAAAAACTAGATAAGAGCGGTGCAAAATTAAGGCAAGAAAAATTCAAGCAGCAAAACCATGATCGGCTAAAAGAAATAAAAAGAGAAAGCATGAGAAGGTCTAGGGTTGCTGACAAGGAACGACATTTAAAGTACGCAAGAGAAAGGATGAGGACTTTAAACAAGACAGAGGAAGGAAAGCTAAAGCAGTTTATAAAAGGATCATTGCGCAGATGCTTACAGCACAAAAACGGCGTTAAATCTTTCGACATTGTTGGATATGGATTTAAAGAACTAAACAAACACATAAGCTCTATGCTTACCGATGGAATGTCTTGGGATAACTACGGCAAATGGCACATTGACCATATTAAGCCAATAAAAGCATTTTTGGATGAAGGAATAACAGATCCAAAAATAATAAATAGCCTTGATAACTTACAGCCGCTATGGGCTTTCGACAATATTTCAAAAGGATGCAAATTAAATGGCTAACCAATTCGATTATTTAGAGGCCGGATTTAAAGTTTTTGGTCTGCTTGGTAAGTTCGACCATGACGGCTCAGAACTGCCAGATAAACAGAAATACAAAAAGCCGTACAGCAGCAACTGGCAGCATACGCCGGATTGGTCTGATGAGCAGTTAGAAACAATGGAAGAAATGGGCCAGTTCGACAGCGGCTTTGGCGTTCTGTGCGATGGCTTTATTGTTGTTGATATTGATCCACGCAACGGCGGCTCTCTTGAGTCTGTGCGCCATTGGTATGACGCATCGAAGTTTGTTGTTAAAACAGGTGGCGGCGGCTGGCATATTTATTTTAAATCACCTGGCGGAGCTTTCCTGCAGCATCTTGAAGCCTATCCTGGCATTGACTTCAAGACCACCGGTTATGTTGTTGGCTCAGGCAGCATGCATCAATCAGGATCATGTTATGACGTTGAGAAAGGCTCTCCGCATGATGTGGATGCCGCGCCACAAGATTTGTTGAACGTGCTTAAAAAACCAGATCGCTACCGCGCCACCACTGCAGATGGTCCCGTTGATGTTTCTGTTGATGATATCCGCGCCATGCTGTCTTTCATTAGTCCAGACTGTGACTATGACCAATGGATAAAATGCGGCATGGCAGTCAATCAAGTGTTAAACGGCACAGGGTTAGACGTATGGGACGAATGGAGCGCTAAAGGCGAGAAGTACAGCGGTTTTGACGCAGTACAGCGCCATTGGCACAGCTTCGGCAAGTCTGCAAATCCTGTCGGCTTGGGCACGCTTATTCACTACGCAGAGCTTGGCGGCTACCAGCAATCAGTTACCTTTGAAACTGATTTCGAGCTTGATGATACGGACGACGCACCGCCAGCAGTTGACCTGTTGCGCCCACCTGGATTTGTTGGCGACTTGGCAAAATGGATTTCTGGTCAGTGTTTCTTTCCGCGCGAACACTTGGCAGTTGCTGCAGCATTGAACGTTGTATCATCGATTGCAGGCATGCGCTATCAAGATCAAACAGGTATCACTGCCAACATCTTTGCTTTGTGCGTTGCAGGCTCTGGCACAGGAAAGGAAGCCATTCAACAAGCATACGCAGAATGCCTACGCGCTGCAGGCATGAGCGCCGCACTACATGGGCACATCAAGTCAGAGCAAGAAATTATCAGAAACTTTGTACGCAATCAGGCGGCATTCTACTGTATTGATGAATTCGGCATGTTCCTCAAAACGCTGGTTTCGTCAGGCTCAAAAGGTGGCGCTGCTTACCTAGAAGGCGTGGTAAAAATCCTGCTGTCAGCATTCACCAAGGCCAACGGCTATCTGCAGGTCAGCGGCGACTTGAAAGAAACCATGAAAACAGATATCAAGGCAGAGCTTGGCGCATGCTACAAAAAGATTGACGCCAACGAGGACAGAGAAGGCAAGTTTGCAAAACGCGCCGAACTGCTGCAGACACTGCTGCGCGATATCGATAATGGCATTAAAAACCCGTTCGTTAACTTGTTGGGGTTCACTACGCCGGTCACTTTTAACGGCTTGGTAAGTTTTGACATGGCTACCAATGGTTTTATTGGCCGGTCAATTATCTTCAACGAACACGAAACAAACCCGAAGCCAAACAAGCACAGAAGCGCTAAGGGTTTACCGCTAAACCTTGAAATGCAGTTAGCAGCCATGCGCGGCGCTGGTGACTCTGACGATTCTGGGCGTGTTGAGCATCTTGGCGATGTTGCAACAATCAGCGACACGCAAGACGCTAAGAAACTGCTGCAGGAAGCCGGTGAATACTTTTGGCAGGCTGCAGAAGATGCAAAAGAATATGGCCTTGAAGCAATCCACCGGCGCGGTTATGAGTTGACCGCTAAAGTAAGCCTCATTTTAGCCATTCCAGAAGGCGTCAGAACGATTTCTCATGTTCAGTGGGCGTATGAGTTGGTTAAGCGTGATTGTGCCTCCAAAATGCGTTTGGCGCGGTCTAATGACGTTGAGAAGGAAAGTCCAGCAGAATCTGTAGCAGTTAAGATTGAGCAGTTCCTAACAGCCAGTGGCGAGCCTGAAACCGAGGGCGTCATAGTCAACCGGTGCAGACCGCACAAAAAAGAGCTGATAACGCAGGTTCTTGAAAAAATTGTTAACGCTGGACGTGTCAAGATTATCGAGTCGAAGCATGGGAAAACCGGAAAGCCGATTAAGAAGTACCAGGCTGCATGATTTAACGAAATAGGCGCGAAAGCGCCTTTTTTTATGCCTTCTTTAAATAGTGGATAGCTTAGTGGGTTGAGTCACTATTTAAGTCAAGCCTTAGTGCGGCGCGGCTTTCATAGGTTTTTTTTCATCAAAATAGTAGCGTAGTCAGATAGTTGATAGTGACCCCCCTTATACACAGATGCTGATTTAGAGATACCCCCTATATACACTTAAAAAAAAGAGGGTAGAGGACACCCCTTGTATACCCTTTTATTAATACAGTCTCTCTTATAGAGAGAGAGTTACTATTACACTATCTACTAAGTAGAGTTATAAGTCATTGATTCTATTAAGAATTTACAATAGTAATAAATAGTGTTTACATAGTATTAGCAATAACAAGGAAAAACAAAACAGCTATTGATTTATGTAGTTTTATATTTTAATATTTAATCTAAATTAACTAGGAGGTGATTATGAATCCGTTTTTAAAAGAAGAAACTGCAGTAAGTGATTTTGATGGGTATTACTCTGATGCTGTGTTTAGCCAGGTGGCAGAAATAATGGTTGGCGACTCACTTAAAGTAGAATTGCTTGGAAAGTCAGCTTCAGATTTTAGAATGACATTGAGGTATCTTTCCGACAAAAATAGGGTTGGGAAGTTTAGAACTAAAAAAGCAAAGGATGGCAGCTTGTGGATAAAAAGAATTTCTTAGGTTCGGCGCTTGACCATTGGCGCATATCTGATACACTTACCGAAACAATGACGGAGAGATGAAATGAAACGAGTGAATGAGGTTTTTGAGTTGCCAGTTGATGCAGATTTGCTTGTTAGGGATATTGCTTATGGATTGACATCAAGAGAAGATGAATCCGCCATCGCGCACGCAATAAACCACGTTGACGCGCTTGCGGATGCTTTGGCTGATTTGCTAGATGAAATACATAATGGCGGCGCTACTCGATACACTGCTGAGATTGCAAAGCAAAAGTTAGCCGCTTATCGAGGTGAGAAATGAGCAAATTAACTTTAACAAAAGCGCAACTGAAAAAAATCCAATCGGCAGTCAAAGCGCTAAATGATGTTCGACAAGAATTGCAGGATGAAAATATAGATTTTAACATTAACTGGTATTTAGAAGACTCGGAAAACCTTTTTCTTATGGAATGCGAAAGCCATGATGCTGATGGAAACCCTATGCAGGATGGAGTCATTGAGGTTTTCAGATTGAGAATGGCAAGCGGGGGCGGGTGGTAATGAAACCAATATCAGACCTAGTACGCAAATACGGCAGCCTGCGCAAAACTGGCAAGGTGCTAAACAAATGCCATGCGACTGTTGACCGGTGGGTTAAAGCAGGCGCAAAGATTGACGAGCAAGGCGCTGTTTGGATTAAGACGGCAGAGACAGGATTTAAAGAGGAAGAAGAATGAAAGGGCTCCACTATCAACTAAAACAACGCATCAAGCATGGCGCCATCAAGCTAAGCGAGCTAAAGCCAAACAGCCGCGAGTTGGCACAGCGGCTACTTGCTGAGGGTGTTTTGTATAAAGATTCCAACGGGTTTTTGAAAGTTAACGAGGTTTAAAATGAAAAAACTAAAACTAACATGCAACGCTAACCGTTGCGAGAATATTGAGTTTGAAGAGTGGAGCGGAAAGCTATACGTGGAAATCGTGATGGATAGAGATCATGGCGATTCTTCGATTGTCGAACTGAAAAAGTCAGACGTTGCGACTTTGATTGCGTTTCTTAACGGGGTGGAGTTGGCAGAATGAACGCAATCTATGACGTATGGCGCTTCATCGACCACACAGACGACAGCCTAGAGCAAGCGCGACTAGAGCATTTGGCGCAGCAGATCCGCAGTGATATGAAGCCGAGCGACTTTATTCAGGAACTAGAGTGCGACGCTTCATTTGATGTTGAATGTTGCAAGGCTATTCAGTTGATGTTTTTAGGTGGCAACCCGGCAACCTGCGCGAAGGTTTTGACTAAGTTTGCTGATAATTGGTTAGACCGTCAGGCTATGAAGCTAGCACAGGAGTATTCCAAATGAAGAAAGTGATAATCAGCCTTTGCGACTATACCGGAATCATGGTAAAGCCATGGGTTGATGCTGGTTATTATGCTGTGCTGGTTGACCCACAACATGAGGCGCACTCAATCAGTGGAAACATTGAGCGCTTGCCGATGACAGTGCTGGAAGCAATGCCGCGACTTGGTGAGATTATGCGAACAATGCAAGTTCGTTTCGTCGCTGGCTTTCCGCCTTGTACTGATGTTGCGGTTAGTGGCTCGCGCTGGTTTGCCGATAAAGCCTCAAAGGATAAACAATTCCAGGCAAAGGCTGCATTGGTCGCCGAGCAGTGTAGAAGCGTCGGAGTTATGAGCGGCGCTCCTTGCTTCTTTGAAAATCCGGTTAGTGTATTTAGCTCGATATTCGGAAAGCCTGATTACACGTTTAATCCTTGCGATTACACTGGATATTGTGCAGAGGATAACTACACAAAGAAAACTTGCTTGTGGTCTGACAATGGGTTTGAGCTTCCGCCAGCGTTTAGAGATGAATCACTAGGCGCGCCGGATGACAGAATACACAAAGCGCCACCAGGTCCTGAGCGTGCAAACTTTAGAAGTGCAACGCCTCGCGGATTCGCCCGTGCAGTTTTTGAAATGTATGGTAAATAGCGCTTCGGCGCTTTGGATAATCGGAAATGAAAAAAAGAAAACACTGTTCGACTAAGCGACTAATCACGCAATCCATTATAGCAATGCGCAACCTAGCATTGACCATGAAACTGTCAGAGGTCGATAAGGGCGTTGATGTAGTGAACTACAAGACGTCGAAGCCTGAAGCTGTAGGTCAGTCAGTCGCGCAGGCTTTAGACCGTACAGCGTTCAAATGGGCCATCTTATTGGTGGTTAATGCGGTAGAGCGCAACGGAAAGAGCAAAACACTAACCAAGTGGACAAGATTAGCAGCGCCGTATAAGCACAGTGCGTTAACTGAGTGGCTGCGGAAAGAGCATGGCGAGATGATTGACGACTGCAAAGGTAGGTGCGAAGTTGTTGACGCTTCATGGGTTGCAGTTCCTACGCCGCCAGCTTTTGTTGATGATTTAACTGAGCAGATATTGATTGATAACTTATTGGAGTTGATAGCATGAACACATACCGCATAGCAGCAACAACACGAGCAGGCGATTTTATACAAAACGAGTTTAGAGCTGAAACCATGTCAGAAGTTGTCAAGATGATTATTTATGAGTTGGCAGTCGGTCACAAGGTTCCATTTAATGACGTTGTTGAGCTTGATATTACGGAATTAGAATGATGAACAGCGAAGCTCTTGATGATTACGTTTGCTACCTGATAATTTTAACGCTGATTGGCTACTTATTCGCAACTGCTCACTACTCGCTTAAAATGGCCGCTTTATAGCGGCTTTCTTTTGCGCTATACTCAGCTAATCCGAGGCGGTGCCTCACGATAAAACAGCGGTGCTGAACATGGTTAACGAAAATACTAAAGTAGGAAAAAATAGTAATTCAAGAGGCAGGCCACTTGGTCAGCCAAAGTTAGGCGGTCGCCAAAAAGGTACGCCAAACAAAGACAAGCAGGAGTTGCTTGATTTAATTTTAGCGACTGGCTGCAAGCATCCATTGCAAGGATTGGCTGAGATAGCTAAAAAATCACACGAAGCCGGAGAGCTTGATCTAGCGAAAGACTGCTACAAAGAGTTAGCGCAATACGTCGCATCAAAACGCAAAGCAGTTGAACACACTGGACACATCGAGACTGAGCAAGTGCAGTTGGTTGTTGTCTTAGATTCTGAAACTGATGCAGATTAAGCTAACAAAGCCACAAACAAAAGTATGGCGCGGTAACACTCGATTTAAAGTGCTTATCTGCGGCAGGCGTTTTGGTAAAACCTTCTTTGCCTTAACTTGGCTGCTTGCTCAGGCTGGCGCTAAGAAAGGCATTTACTATTACATCGCTCCCTCTTACGTCATGGCAAAGTCAATTGCCTGGCGATTGCTGAAAGAGCTTGCAGACGGCTTATTCTCAATTAAAAACGAATCAGAGCTATTCATTGAGTTGCCTAATGGCTCAGTTATCCAATTAAAAGGCGCTGAGAATCGCGACAGCTTGCGCGGCGTTTCATTGGCAGGCGCTGTACTAGATGAATACTGTTTCATGTCTGAAGAAGTCTGGACTGAGGTTGTAAGACCTGCAACATCGGATCAGCTCGCGCCAGTTGTTTTCATTAGCTCGCCTGCTGGCTGGAACTGGGCCAAAGATTTGTATGACTATGCAATGAGTGGCGATGACGAAAACTGGCAAGCGTGGACATTCACCACGGCAGACGGCGGCAACGTCGCTCTTTCAGAGATTGAAGCAGCCAGGCGAGAATTGCCGGAGCGAACATTCAAGCAAGAATACTTGGCCAGCTTTGAAACGCTATCAAATCGGGTTTACTCTAACTTTGATCGCGGCGTTAATATCAGTAATTCTCTTTTAACGGTTGATGACACGCGAGAGCTTTTCATAGGCATTGACTTTAACGTATCTCCAGTCACAGCAGCAGTCGGTGTTAAGGTTGTTGACCAGTTGCACATCATTGATGAAATAAGCATCGAGAACAGCAATACAACAGAGCTTGCGCAAGAAATCAAAAGGCGTTACCCAAATCACAAGATTCGTGCATATCCAGATCCAGCAGGCAGAGCGAGAAAGACAAGCGCAGCAGGTGGGGTAACTGACTTTGTTATTCTTGAGCAATTCGGATTTATCACATTCGCACCGAAAGCACATGACCCAGTTGCAGACCGCATAAACACAGTGCAGGCAATGCTCAGAAATGCCAAAGGCGAAAGCAGGCTATTTATTCATCCTCGTTGCAAAGAGCTTATAAAGGGCTTGGACGGCATGACGTACAAGAAAGATACTAACTTGCCTGATAAGTCTTTAGGGCTTGACCACATCACAGACGCGCTTGGTTATCTTGTCTGCTATGAATTCCCAATCAACGCGCCTATCAGCGCCCCGTTAAACTGGGGCCGCAGATGACAAACCTGTCAGAGCACCAACCGCATATCGTCGTTGCAACTGCTGAAGCCGTGCATGTCATTTGTTTAACCGATATTCGCCGACTTGCTCAGGGTTTGCCTTATCATGGTGATAAAGCCATAATGCTCCAAATACTAGCAACAGCATTGAGAGATTTAATAAATGGATCATAAAGCAAAAAATCTATGGTTAATGCAAGGCGATTGCCTAGAAAGAATGAAGGAAATCCCTGACGGCTCAGTTGATATGGTTTTAACTGATCCGCCATACGGCACAACAGCTTGCAAGTGGGATTCTATTATCCCACTTGACCCAATGTGGGCGCAGTTGAAGCGGATTATTAAGCCTAACGGGGCGATTGTTATGACTGCGAGTCAGCCTTTTACCACAATACTAATTTCAAGCAATATGAAGATGTTTAAGTATTGCTGGGTTTGGGATAAGGCGAAAGCTGGAGCAATTGGCATTGCCAAGTTTCAGCCGCTAAGGTATTCAGAAGATGTTGTTGTATTTTACAAGAAAAAAGCAACATACAATGCTCAAATGACAAAAAGAGACTTTGTAAAAGTTTCCAGAAATTACTCGCACTCAGAAATAAACAACGCAAGCCTTGGCGCGATGACGGAAAACAAAACGTATACGGAAAAATTTCCAAGCAATATATTAAGAATAAGCAACGCAAATCAAAAAGGAAGGGTTCACCCAACCCAAAAACCAGTAGCACTAATGGAGTACTTGATAAAAACCTACACCAACGAAGGTGAAACTGTTTTAGATTTTACAATGGGAAGCGGCACAACTGGCGTAGCTTGCGTGAATTTAAACCGTAGCTTTATCGGAATTGAGGTTGATGAGCATTACTTCAAGATTAGCAAAGAGAGAATTGAAAAGGCTGGCGCATTATGAGTCTAACCGCTGATCAACTACGCCATGAAGCAATGCTGCAACGAGTGGCAACAGGATTGCTTAAAACTAACGTTTATCCATCGCTCGCTGATGCTTACAAGTCAGTGCGCGAAATCCTGTTAGCTCAGGAAGAAATCAAGAGCGCAGCGCAGCTTAACCGGATAACGAAAGCCATCAGCAAGTCAGTCACAGAGATTTACTCGGCAGGCTGGCAAGAGGCTACTAAAGAGTTGCAATCGCTGGCGGTTTATGAGTCGAGCTATTATGCAGAGCTTATCGGCAAGTGGAATGATGTTGAGCTCAGTCAACCAGGCTCGAAGACTATACTTGATTACGTTAATGCAGCACTAATGACACTAACAAGCGGCAATCGCGTTGATGTTGGCACGTGGCAAGAGTTTGTAGATAAAAACATTAGCGGCTATGCAGAGCAAGTCAACAACCTTGTAAAAGCTGGATTCACTAAGAGCGCAACAGTTAAACAGACTGCCGCAGCGATACGCCAATATAGCGAAGGCTTAGCGCAGCAACACGCAGAGACATTAGCAAGGACTGGTTTAAGTCATTACGCCAATCAAGCGCGTAGAGCAATGGCTGACGACAACAAAGATATTATTGATAAAGAATATCCGCTTGTTATGTTCGATAACAGGAGATCTATTATTTGCAGTAGTATTTACATGAAGCATAAGGACGGCTGGAATTTAAACGAAAGCCCGATAGGTTATCCGCCATATCATCAACGCTGCCGGACGGTAATAATTTATGGCGTAAAAGGCATGGGAGACCCGCGAGTCAACATGCCTGCGATTGGTGCAGGTGATAAATATCCAGAAGATGCAGACAAGAAGCCAACTTACAAAGGACGAAAGGATTTAGGTAAGTTTGAAATATCTCAGGTTAAATACGGTACTGATTTAGATATTTGGATGAAAGACCAGGGCTTTGCATTTGTTGCTGACAACCTTGGCGAGACTCGCGCAAAGCTGCTTATGGATGGCAAGCTAAGCCTTGCTCGAATGACTGATATTTATGGCAGGCCATTAACTATCGAACAATTGAAACAAAGGGACAGGCAAGCATTTATTGATGCGGGCTTGGATCCTGATTCGTAACTTTGTCAAAGCCGGACTTTAGTAGTAAACTATTAAAAACGATTAGAGGCGCAACATGCAGCAGATCACATTACACACCGAAGCGGCGCTGATGTTGCCGAAGATTGAAGAAACAAGAATTGCCTTGGCTGGTGAGTTCTTTGTTAAGCAGGCTCAGTATGACCTACTGCCGCATCCGAGCGACGGCGACAAGACAACAGTTGACGCAAAAAACCGTTATACGATTTACATTGCTAATGCCGAGTATCAAAACTATGGCGGCCAAACGTTAGCCAGCTTGCTTGGCCGGATGAAGATCAAAGAAGCTGATATTCAAATTCCTGAACGCTTGAGCTACTTGCTTGAGTCTGCCGACAATGACGGCACATCGCTCACTGGCATGATTGAGCAAACCGCATCTGAAATAATGCCGATTAAGTGGCAAGTGCTTGTTTCTGATTACCTTGGGCTGTCCGAAGTAGATTTAACTGACGTATCAATCGAAGACGTTAAGCGCGCTAACCCTCGCGCCACAATCAAAGCATACAACCGCGACAAGGTTGTTAACTGGCACTTTAGCCGCATCAATGGTGCGATGCAATTGACTTACATCATGTTGCGTGAAGATGGCACAGAGTTTGACCCGTACACAGCTACACACACCGCTGTAGAGTCTTACCTAGTGTTAGCACTTGACGAAGACGGCAACTACTATCAGCAAAAGATTGTTAAGCGCTCAACCGGACTTGAAGAAGGAGAGCGCAGCTATATGACTGTTAACGGCTCAGCGTTAACATGGCTTCCGGTAACATTCGCATCTGACGAAGAAATCAAGGCAGGAGCTCTGCCAAAACAGATGGGATTCATCAGCCCGATTTGCGACTTGGCATTAGCTCGCTATCGCATGAGCGCTGAGTACAAAGAGACTATTCGCAACTTGCCGCCTACGACTTATGTTTTCGGGGCGCGTAGTAACTTCATTGAACAATTCGAAGCAGCAAACGGACGCAGCTACATCGAGACAGGCTCAGGCAGTCGCAACACGCTGCCAGAAGGCTGCACAGTTGAGGTCATTGGCTGTGAAACGTCAGTTCAACCATACGAGTCATACTTTGAGCGCAACACACAAGAAGCGCGTCAAATGGGCGCAGTGCTTCAAGGCGACGTTAAAGCTGCAACAGCAACAGAGGCAGAGATTGCGGCAGCAGAGAATAACGCTCGATTGGTTGCGCTCGCTCAAGGCTTGGAATCTGCATATCAACGCGCAATTTTATACTGCGGCATGTTTGAAGGCTTATGGGGCGCTGATGCCATCGAGCAGAATGCTGATCAAGTTGTTATTAGCCTGCCGCGTACGTTTGCCAAGTCGAAGTTATCGGTTGAAGAAGTGCGCGTGATTATGGAATTAGTAATGTCTGGACTTAAGCCCCGCGAGCTGGCAATTCGTGAACTAGCTGAAGGCGGCTGGTCTATGGATGATGCCGAAGCGGTGCTAAATGCCATTGACAGTGGCGATAATTTGACGGCTTAGTTTAACGGGTATAAAATCAAGTTGCGCAAGTAGTGCTTGCGCATTAACTAATCAGGGGATTGTATTCCATGGCTTTAACACAAGAACAGTTTGAATCATTGCCGGACTTCGTAAAGTCTGACTATACCGAGCATGACGGCTCATTTGTATCAGTTGCTGAGTTGAAAGTAGGCAAGCTGAAAGAAAGCCTGAATGGGCTTGATAGCAAACTGAAAGAGTTTGAGAAGAATGAAAGCGCCAAACTTGAAGCGGCACGCGCAGAAGCGCTGGAAAAGCTCAAGAAAGATGGCAAAGTGGATGAAATTTTAGCTGATGCTGAAAAGCGCATTGGCGAAACTAAAGCAGGTTATGAGGAAAGATTGCAGCGCATGACAGCAGCAATTAAAACCGAGAAGCGCACTGCTTTAGTGGCGGATTTAGCCGGAGAACTGGCAACAGATAGCGGCAGCAAGGCATTCAAACGCTTAGTATCTGATCGCATTGATGTTGACGCGGAAACTGGCAAAGTAACATTTTTAAATGAAGATGGCAGTGCCTCTTCATTAGATTTTGCAGGGTTCAAAGCGGAGTTATTGAAAGATGACAGCTTTGCGCCACTGCTTAAAGCAGGTGTTGTTACCAAAGGCGGTGGCAATGCTCAAGGCTCAACAGGTGCAGGCGGTGCTTCTTCTGTTGGCAATTTAGGCGGCTCACGTTATGAACGTGAAGCAGCTTTAGCTAAAAAGTTTAAATTACCAATCAACTAACGGAGAGTACCATCATGGCATTATCACAAATGCAGGTGTTTAACGAATACATCATGCCAACGACAATTGAAACGCTTGGCCAGATGATCGACAAATTCAACGCGGCTTCTAATGGCGCAATTCGCTTAACTACAACTGGGTTTACTGGTGACTTCCTGCAAGAATCTTTCTTTGCTGGCATTCACGCTGCACAGCGTCGCGTTGATCGCTACGCAGCCAACGGCACGCCATCAGTTACTGACTTGTCGCAACTGAAGCACAGCACTGTAAAAGTTGCTGGCGGTTTCGGCCCAATCCGCTTTGAACCATCACAGATGACTTGGTTAACCATGCCAACTGCGCGCGGTATCGAAGTGGCAAGTCGCAACTTCGCTGAAGCATTGTTAGCTGACCAGTTAAACAGCGCTATCTTAGCTTTACGCGCCGCAATCGCTGGCCAGGCTGCTGCGACTAACGACGTGTCTGCAACTGCTGGTATCAACTACACAAGCATGAATGGCGCACACGCTAAGTTTGGCGACCGCTCAGGCGACTTAGTTGCAACTGTTGTTTCTGGTGCTGTCTATCACAAGTTGATCGGAGACAACTTAACTAACACTCCGCAACTGTTCCAAGCTCAAAACGTTCGCGTTGTTGACATCTTAGGTAAAGCGATGATTGTTACCGATGCTCCTGCTTTACGTGTTGCAGGCACTCCGAACAAAGTTTACGCACTGTCCTTGGTTGACTCTGCCGCAACTGTTCACGATGCTGGCGACGTTATCAGCAACATTCAAACCAACAACGGCAAAGACCGCATTGAAACCACGATGCAAGTCGATTACTCGTTTGGCTTAGGCTTGAAGGGCTACACTTGGGATGAGTCAAACGGCGGTAAGTCTCCTACCGATGCAGAGCTTGGCACTGCCACCAACTGGGACAAAGTTGCCACTGACATCAAGATGACTGCTGGCGTCGTAACAATCGGTGACGAAGCGAAAGCATAACTTATAGCGGGGGTCGCCCCGCTTTACTTTCAAGAGGTGAGTTATGGAAATCGTTTATTTACCAATGCCAGTTAGCGTTGAAGAAAAGCGCGAATGGAACAAAAAAGGCTTTAAAGTTGTCGATGAGTTTTATAAACCAGTCGAAGATATTGCGAAAGAGCAAATCGACCAACCAAAACCAAAAAAGACAACTAAATCAGAACCCGCTTAATTGCGGGTTTTTTCTTTGAGGTATTAAAAATGTCTTATGTACCAAATGGCACGCTTGATTTACTGACCAGTATCGATAAGTTGTCTGCACGATTAAAGGTTGAAGATGGATCGACAGCTCAGGCGTCAGGCTCTGAGTTTCAAACCACGCAAAGCCCAGCAGCAGTGACGGGGCCGCAAGTGTTGCGCATTGTTGCAACAGAGCCAATCGACATTACAGAGATGGAGTTGACTGCCATCGTGGGCGGCTCATCTGTTCAGGTGTTTGAGGCTAGCGCAGGAGTTGCGGGCGGCACGTTCACGGCAGCACCAATCAAGTCAACCAATCTTCGAAACCCAAAGATGCCATCATTCACGGCGGCAACTGGTGGGACGTTTGTGCCATCTGCGGCAGCGCTACGCTCAATGGTGGTAAACTCAGGCACTGCCGTGGCACCGCTAGCAAGCGTCAATCGGGTCAATAAGCGAGCGCTGTCGCTCACTGCTGGCACATACTACATCGTCACAAGTTTACTTGCTGGAGTTACTGCATTTACCGGAGAGTTGATCATTACTATTGTTGACTTATAAAAGCAAAGCCATCAAACAAGGGCTTTTCATTACCTACTTATTGGGTACTTGCGGTGCAGAACAAGGCGACATAGAGCAATAGAAGTTGCACGATTAACGAAGTTGGTTTAATCTAAAACAATTACCTCGATGCTTGGCAACAATGGCCGATGCAAGGTTAAAGACTAGAGCGGCCTTCCTCTGCTCGTATTAGCTTCCTTGTTGAAATTGTTGAAGGCAGGTTCTTTCCGCCCACATGCGCGGTTTCTACCTTTCCGCTTTAGCTGCTAAGTGCCGACATCGCAGCAAACAGACCAGCCTTGTGCTGGTTTTGTTTTTTGGGCTATACTAAATTGCCGGAGCTTCTTATGGACAAGTCGTGGCGATAACTTAACTTTCTGGGGGGGAATATGAGCGGTACAGATACCAAAGACAGCAAGAAAGGCGGGACTGGCGGCAATGCAGCTCGCAAACCTAAGCGTAAGTAACTTTACTTTCTTCCTTGCTATTGCATGGTGTTTAATCGCGCTATTCAATGGCAAGGCTCTTGTCATGCTTATCACTTTAATCGGTTACACTTTAATACAAGCCTTCACAACTACTGACTTTGCAGCTTTTTTAGTAGTTTCAACGCTTTACTTTTACTTTGCGCAAGCCGATATCACAAAAATATCAGATTTTAGACAGATATTTTTGGCGTTTGGTGCTGTATACTTTTTGGGTGCAGTTGACCAAGCGGTGTTTTTTCACGCCAACTTTGACACAAGATTTGACAGGATTCAGCCGTACTTGATCACAATCATCAATGCTTATGTACTGGCTCAGCTTTTAGGTGGCGGGGGCAAACAGGATGCCGGACTTATTGACTACTTTACTCGTCATTGTATGCGTTGGATTAATGGGCTATCATTGCTACAAACGAGTCCAAAAGATCATACGCGATGAAAGAGAGCATGATAAAGTTATTAGATCACATGATAAGTAATGTGCATGATTACACAAGCACGTTAACTCACAAAGCAATCACAGCGGCTGGCGGCACAAGTGCTGTATACAATCTTAGAGACTATTTGCCAGATCCAATTAATAGCGCAATAACGCACATTGGCGCTTTCCCTTGGATGGACTTGCTTTCATTCATTGCTTTGCTGTTATTGGTTGTTGAACGCTCATTCATTGTGTGGGCGCGCATTAGAGAACACAGACGCAGCGAGGCTAAATAATGGCAACAGTCGGCACTAATTCATACACTACAGCAGCAGCTTATGAGGCTTATGCAGCAGAGCGCGGTATCACTGTCAAGCATCACACGCTTGATCAGGATTTAATCTTATCCGCTGACTTTATCGACACTTACTACGCATTCAAAGGCCAAGAGCTAGACGCAACGCAGGCAATGAGCTTGCCAACTGATGTTGTTGCGATTGCTGACATTAGCAAGGCGGCGTTAAAGGCTGTTGAGCTACAGCAAGCTGGCAGATTATCACTTGATGCAACTGTACTTGCTGGCGGATTGGTTGCGGCAGAATCCAAGTCACTCGATGGCGTTGGTTCAAAGTCGGTTAGCTACGAATCCGGCTCGCAGGTTACATATAAGGCGCGAGTGCCTGAGCTTGATAGATTGCTAATGCCGTTTACTAAAGGCAATTCAGGATTGCAAAGGGGCTGACATGGCTACCACAAAGCAAGAATTCAAAGACCTAGCAGGCGAGCTTATCAATGATGAGTTTGCAGACTTTCGGCAGGCTTTAGTCATTACAAGTGGCGGCACTTACAGCCCAGTCACGGAAGCGTACTCAGGCGCAACGCAACGCACTTATCAAGCGATTAAGTTTGGCGTTGATCTAGTTGACTGGCAAGGCACTGACGCGCAGCAGAGCGACACTGGAGCGGTTTATACTCGCATTGATGCGTTTGCGCCAAGCGCGGGTGATTATTGCACATTGGGCGGAGTAGCTATGTCAATCATTGCGATTAAGCTAGATGCTGCTGATGCGGCAGTTAAGTTAGTGTTGAGGGTGCGATAATGGCTATCGACTACGAAAAAGAGTTATCAATTAGTGCAGAATTAACGGCAGACGTTGCGCAAGAAGTTCGCAGGCTTGGAGATTTGGTTGATCAAGCTGTTGTCGCTGCAACGCCATTCGACACAGGCCGAGCAAAGTCTAACTGGTTGATGGGCGTTAACACTCCGCCAAGTGGCACGAATGAAAGCGACATTGACAAGACTGGCAGTTATTCAATTGCACAAGCTAAAGCTGTAGCCGATGGCTACCCACTAAACGAATTGCCGGATTTGTGGATAGTAAACAACCTTCCTTATATTGGCAGGCTTAATGATGGCTGGTCTGCTCAGACTGGCAGCAAGTACATCGAAACAGCTATTGATCAGGCGGTAAGCTATGGCAGATAAAAGATTTAGCGAAGCGGTAAAAAGTATTACTGCACAGATTGCAGGCGCTACGCCTTCAGGCGTATCAATTTACTATCCAAATCAAGCGGGATGGCAACAGCCAGCAAACGCACCTTGGGCGCGGATTAATGTTATCAATACCGCATCTAATAACGTAGCTGTGGGCGGGGGCTCTGCCTGGGTGCGTAGAAATGGCTTGCTAGTGGTTGACGTATTCACGCCAAAAGGCTCAAGCGTTAACAACAACTTGGCGCTTTGCGAATCATTCACTGCGCTGCTAGAAAATACCGAGTTTGGCAATGTAAAGACATTCGAAGCCAATACTGCTAAAATTGAAGATGATCCTTGGTTGGGTTATCAAGTAACTATTAATTTTTATTGTGAGGGGTTCTAATCATGCCAACAACTGTAACAGACCGTCAAATCGTTGGCGGTGATTGGAGATTCTACTTAAGCGAGCAAACCGCGAAAGGTGCAATTAATGCGAGTCCGGCATTTACTCCGGTGCGCCGTACAAGTGGTCGATTCAAAAAATCGATCAGCTACACACAAAGCTCAGAAGTAAGCCTTGATTTTAACGCTGCAAAGCAAATTCAAGACACTAAAGAGCTGACGGCAGAGATTGCCACTGAGGCGACTAAGCAAACCATCAACCTGATGCTTGCTGCTATTCATGGCACTGAGCAAGTGGTAACAGTAACAGGGACAGGCATCGCTGCAACAGCTACTGGCTTGACTGACTCTGCTAACGGCTTTACTAACTTATCAGTTGGTGATTTTATTTTCACTACTGGCTTTGCTAATGCGTTAAACAATCGCACTTACCGCATCACAGCAAAAGCGAACAACGGCACGATCAGCACTTATCCAGCACCAGCCGCAACAGCAGTTGCAGGGCCATCAATTACAATCAGTTGCCGCAAGACTTACAACGCAAACACTCCTACTTACTACGCAGGCCAAAACCGCGTGATTGATGATGTTGCAGTGGGTGATATTAACTACGATACGCCGTTTGACGGCTTGATCAACCAGCATACTTTAGAAGTTGGTGAAACTGGCGTTATCACTTCGACCGTCAGTATGATGTTTGAAAAAGACTCAGTTAACTCAGCGGCGATCAGCGGTCAAACAGACTCTGCGCAATTAACTGATGATCCATTATCGGCAGTGCAAAACGTGGCTAACTGGTATTTCAACGACTTAACCGCCTTGTGCGTGTTGAAGTCTGCAAATATCACTGTTAACAACAACTATCAAACAGACCAAGCGGCAGGTTGTACGCCTCGCATGAGTCGCGGCCAGTTTGAAGTAACAATGGACGGCGCTTCACGCTCAACTATTGCAAACTCGATGGCTGTGCGCAACTTGTACTATGCAGGCACTCGCGTTGCTTTCGGTGTTGAGTTTGATCATGGCGGTGGCCACAAAACAGTTGTTCATCTTCCGCAGGTTGTTTTAACTGAGTGGGACATGGAAGACGGCCAGAATGCAATCAGTGCTGATAGCTTCAGTGCGGCGGCTGAAAAGTCGGCAGCGCTAGGTTACACAATTGCAGTTTTCCGCAACTGGTCATAATGATCAGCAAGGTATAAACTAGGGGCTTAACGCCCCTTTTTTATTGGTGAAAAATGAAACTATCAGAATACCAAGAGTCCAAACAACTACAGCAACAAGGCGCGCCAATCGCTGTTGGTGATGCTGTTTTTTACGTGCGAAGACTCGGCACGAAAGAAAGTCAGGAATCACTAAAGAATATCCGGCAACAGCTTTACGGCCCATTTCACAAGATGAGCGAAGTCGACAACAACCGCTTATATGGTCATTGGCTGACTGAGTATGGCGTTACCAATTGGCAAGGCGTAGAAGATCAAGATGGCGCGCTCGAGTATTCAAAAGAAGCGGCGCGGAATATCTTCACCAATCCTGAATACTTTTTATCGCTTAATGACCTGCTAATCAGTGCTGCTTTACGCTTTGAAAACTATCTGCACGAAGAAGCACAAGCAGACGGAGATAAGCTGGAAAAAAAGTAGCAGCCGACTTTAATGGTCGGGATTTGCAAGCGGATTACAAAGCAGCGTTACAAATGGATAAATTCGGCGGCACAAATCACGCGGCAGAAGTGCTAAAAGAGCTTGAATCGGTTGAGTTAGACGAAAGGCAGTTCGCTTTGCTTTGCGCTTTCTACGCAGCGCGCAGAGAGTGCGAACCTGATAGGCGCGCATCATTAGCGACATTGGAGCAAGTAACTGCTAATATTGACTATGAACAAGATTTAGCAATTGCCGTTTTAAAGAGATTGGATGATCATCTAATGAAACTAATCAACGACAAGCGGCAAAAAGACATTGACGCGATAAAGCGAAAAGGTGCGCGATGACAGATAAAGTTATTAGAATCAAAATCGAATCAGGCGACAGTAAAGCGCAGATTGACAGCTTAGATAAGTCAATGGTTGGCTTAGGATCTACTGTTGACAAAACTAATGCTGAGATTAACGAGCTTAATACCGACCTAACAAAAACCGCTCAAGGCGTAAAAGTTGCTGTCGGCGCATCAACTGAAGCTATTGGTAATTTTGGCCGCTCTGCTGGTCAAGCTGGCGTGCAAATTCAGCAATTAGTCGGCCAGGTTCAAGGCGGTGTTTCGCCATTTGTCGCACTATCTCAACAGGCAGCAGACTTAGGTTTTGTGCTTGGCTTTCCTTTGCTTGGTGCTGTTGTTGGTATCGGTGCAGCATTAGCGGGGCCATTGGTTGCAGCATTTACACAGGCAGAAGAAAGCGCCGATAAATTCAAAGAGACTCTGAAAGGCATTGTTGACACACAAGAAGAGTTAAAGGTCAATAAAGCTGTTGCTGAGATTAATGCTCTTAATAGAGAATTCGACAAGCAGCAAGAAACAATCACTAACTTAACAAGGCAGCAAGCTCAATACATTGAACTAATCAAGCAGGGCGGCAGCGCTCAAGCATCATACGCGGCTGCGCTATTTCAGATTGACGGCCAATTAGATAGCGCGCGAGAGAAGCAGCAAGAGTTGGCGAAAAAGATTGAAGAAGTAACAAACGCAAGCCTTTCGAACAAAGCGACTGCGGCAGAGCAAGACGACACATTGCAGCGCCTTAACTCAACTCTTGAAGTGCAGCGCATCGCGCTTGAGCAAGGTGAGTTACAAGCAAGATTGTATGCAGCGGCGCAAGCGCTTACGCTCGACACAGCTAACGAACTACCGCCAGCGATACGCGAGCAGATAACTGCCATATATGAGCTAGAGCAAGCACAGAAAGCGGCAAAAGAATCGGCGGCAGAGCTTAACCGAGAGATTAACTCGCAAGCTGAAACTGACAGGCAGCAAGCAGCAAGAGCAGCGCGAGAGCAAGAGCGTATTGATCAACGCATCGCCAACATGCAGCTTGAAACAAGGACATTGGCAAGCGAGTCAGAACTAAGACGCGCAGTTATTCAAGGCGCATTCTCACAAGAAGAAGCTGACCTTGCATTTCAAACATCATCAAGAATATTGGCGGCATCGACTGAGTATCAGCAGTTGATGGAGCTAGACAACATCAACAAAGAGCAGAAATTGCAGGCTGAAATTGCATTTCAAGAGCAAATTGCAGCAATAAACCAGCAATATGATGAAGCCAAGCTACAGATGAAACAACGAATTTGGATGCAAGAGTTAAGCGCTCAGCAATCGGCGGCCAATGCAGGCATCCAACTTATTGCCGCTTTTGGTTCTCAGTCATTCCAAGCGCAGAAAAACGCATCTATTGCAACATCGCTTGTCAACATTGCTGGTGGCGTTGCCAAGGCTCTTAATAATCCATTTCCGCTTAACCTTGGCTTTGCTGCACAAGTAGCATCACATGGCGCGGCATTAATCAGCACAATCAAATCAACCAACATTGGCAGCGGTGGCTCGCTTAGTTCGCTATCATCATCTGCGCCAACATTGCCAACAACGCCACAATCAGCGGCTCAGGTTGGCAGCTTTGAGATAACTGGGCTGGCTGGATTGCAAGAGCAGCTTGATAGATTAGACAATGACGAAGTTTTACCGGTATCATTTACCAAACGATTAGTTGCAAGCCTAGAATCAGTGCAGCGCTTACAAGGAGCATAAAGTGGATATTTTTCTTTCGCCTGAAAGCGTTGTTGCTGGCGGCTCAAATACCAAAGCAACTTTCATCCTGTATCAAAACGCCATGCAAGGCGCTACAGTTGTCACTGGCGGCGATGTTGGCAGGCTTTATGATTGGATGACTAACATCTTTTATAGCAAAACGGCTGGCACGAACACGGTTGAACTGTCATTCACTAGCCAGCCTGTTAACTGTGTTGGCCTTGCTGGTGTCAATTGGCTATCCGGCGGCGTTGATTGCGACTTTTACACTTGGGACGGCTCTGCTTATGTGCTGCAATGCAATCTGACAGCAGATGAAGATCACAGGCCAGTCATGCGCGTATTCACTCAGGTTGAAACGACAAAGGTTAAGTTTGTCTTTACTAGCATTTCAACGCTTTACGCTGGTGAAGCTGCCTTTGGCGAAGCGCTGCAAATGCCATCTTTGCCGTCAATCGGTTTACAGCCTGGTGAATGGTCAGATGATGACGAAATAACCGCATCAACTACGCAGAGTTTAAATCTAGGCGCGTCAACCATCGAGCGCAAAGGCTCGACGCAGGTTATGCAGTTTAACTATATAACTTCAGATTTTATGGATGGACAGTTCAAGCAATTTCGCAAGATTGCTAAAGGTCGCCCCGTTTGGTGCGGATGGAATCAATACGACAAGCAAGGCGCTGTTATCTTCGGCCATTGGGAAGCGTCAAAGCCTAAGTTTGACACAAGTTATTTCACATCGGTTCAACTAACTATCAAGGGGATTGCATGAGCTTTGACACTATTAAAGCGCAATCTCAGCGCGAGTTATGCGTTATCTTTGAGATTGATTTAGATATTAACGATCCGGCGCTTGATGCTGAGTTTGCGCTCAACCCATCGAGCTACGGCACACCAAAGACGACCAATGACATTCGAGCATATAAAGAAGGCGAGTTTCGCACTTATCGCTATTCTAATCAGCGAATTGTTAACCTAGATTGCTTTCCATACCTAACGGACGCAAAAAGCAACGCGCCAAAAGCTAACCCTAGCATCGACATTGGCTTTCGTGCATCGGCTAATATCACACTAAAAGACTTTATCAGTTCAGATGCTTTCGAGCTTCAGGGCTTATACGCTGACCGTCGAGTCAGTGGGGCGCACTGGGCAAAACTATTCGCTCGCAACTTTATCAAAAACCGCCCTGCACGAATTAAGCGCGGCTATCTTGTCAACGGCGTTTATGATGCGGCTAATTTTAACGTCGAGCATTACATTGTTGATGAGTATCAAAACCCGACGTTAAGCGGCAATGTTACATTTTCTCTGGTGGATGTTTTAGCGTTAACTAACGGCATCAACGCAAAGGCACCTGAAACAAGCAACGCAACCTTAAACGCTGCACTCACTACATCTTCGACGACCGCAACAATAACGTTAGAAAGTGGCTTGACGGCTGCGGAAATAACCGCGAAGTTTGGCGCTAACGGTGCAACAGGCGCTTTGGCAATCGACAGCGAGTACATTGGCTATACAGTAACAAGCGCGACAGGCGTTGCTCCGGTGGTAGTTTCGTTAACTACTCGCGGCAGTTTTGGCACTGTGGTTGCAGAACACGCAATTAATACGACAGTGCAGAAGTGCCTAGCATGGCCGGATTTGACCAACATCATTGATATAATCGACGAAATGCTGCGCAACTATACAGATATAGATGAAAGCTATATTCCATCGGCAGAATGGGCGACTTTAAAGTCTGGCGACTTATCCGGCTTCATGCTGAAAAACTGCATTGCAAAAGAAACTGAAGTTAAAAAGCTGCTTAACGAGTTGATCCAAATCGCAGGCTTGACAATGTATGTTGATGTGGTCGAGCGAAAGATTAAGATCACAGCAACGCCAAACTTTGACCAGCCTGTCATAACATTCAATCAAGTTGAACATTTAGAGCTTGGCACTCTGCAAGTTAAAAACAAGTTCGATAAGCTAATAACTCGGCAATTGGTATCGTGGGCGCCGCTCAACTACTCAAGCACAGATCAGCAAAACTACGCAAAGACTTTTAGAGTCGCTGCAATCCTTGAAGAAGATAAAAGCAGGCTAGGCACTAAAAACGCTGGCAATGATGTTGTGAGTCGATGGCTACCAAATACACCTGACGGCAATCAGATTGCAACAGGCATCGCGCAACGCAACGTAGCGCGTTATTCTCAAGTGCCTGTTGAAGTGTCTTTTGAGGTCGATAGCAAATACATTGGCACTATCGCAGGTGGTAGGCTGTGGCTTGGTTCTGTTTTCGACATTGAAACGGTCAACACTGTTTATTGTAACGGCGCTTTTCAGCCCGAGGTTTTGACTTGCCAATGCACAAGCGTAGTCGCAACAAGTAGGGCGGACAAGTGGCGCGTTACAGGTATCAGCTACAAAGCAAACGTACCGCCAAACGCTGATTACTACATTCCTGCTGGCGAATATTTTAATTACATCCTTGCTGAAAACTTCGACTTTAGCGAATCGCGTGAATATATAGTTGTAATCAGTCAAGGCGCTGTTTTTGGCTCAACATCAACAGCTTGGGCGGCATTTAGGCAAGGCACTTTTGCTGCTGGTGCAACGCTTAAAATCATCAACCAAGCGCAAATCGTCGGCGCTGGCGGTGTCGGTGGTGATGGCGGTAGCGCTGCAACTGAGCTTGGCGTTTGCGCTGCTGCTAATGGCTTGCTTGGCGCTGTGGGCGGCCCTGCTGCATCTTTTACAACTGACACAGTAATCGACAACACTTACGGCTTGATCGGTGGCGGCGGCGGCGGCGGCAAAGGTGGTAACGCTTTTTGTGATGGCACAACTCCGGTTGCTGGTGGCGGCGGTGGTGGTGGTCAAGGTTCAGTTGGTGGCGTTGGTGGCGTTGGCGGTATATCTGACCCAGGGGCAGACGCAAGTAACGGCGCTAATGGTTCAATAAACTATCCTGGCGCTGGCGGTGCTGGTGCTAGCTTTTCCGGTAACGATGGGTTTATTGGTGGCGGATTAGGTAACTTAGCATCTTCAATTGTTGCGGCTGGCGGTGCGGCAATCCTTAAAAATGGCAACACTGTAACTATAACTGGCGGCAATAATTCAGAGCAGGTGCGTGGCGCGATAATCTGATATAAACTAGACTAAAGATTAAACGGAGTTCAATAATGCAAAAGTACAATGGTCAATTAATCCGGCAATTCGCGTCTAGTGTTAGCGGCAATGCTGCAAGCGGCGTTACCATCACAGTGCGCAGGCAGTCAGACTCAGGACTGGCAACGCTTTATGTTGATAATAACATTGCAGGCGCTACGCTATCTAACCCTATAACATCATCCACCACCGGTCACTTTTCATTCTACGCGGAAGATGGGCTTTATACGCTAACATTTAGCGACACAACGCCGCAGCAAGTTATTCAGTTGCAGGATTTAGTTGGGCTACAAACTCAGTTTGAAAACGCTGTCTTGAATGCTGGCTACATTCCAAGCGGCACATTTTCAGCAGGCGGCACATTAACCCAAGCTAATCAAGTTTTGTCTGACGGCTCAGCTTTTTGGCGTTGGGATGGTGCATTACCAAAAACTGTTACAGCAGGCAGCGCACCGACACCGACAGGCGTTGGCAATTGGGTGTTAATTAGTGATGGCGGATTACGTGGAGATTTGGCTGCCGCTGATTCTGCCGTACTTATTGGTGGTGTCACTGCAAGCTCTCAGCCTGCGACATTTCAAACAGTTGCAGCAATGATCGGCGGAATAAACTCGGCATTCGTAGGTAGAAAGGTTAATTGGCTTGGTTATTACGCAGTATCTGACGGTGGTAGTGGGTGGGGCATAGTCAAATCTGGCGCACATACTCACGACGGCGGAAAAATAATCAGCGTGAACCCAACACTTTACATTGAGCAAAACATCAAAGGCTTCAATCTAAGTGTCAAAAAGTATGGTGTTCGTGGTGACGGGGTAACAAACGATACTACTCAGTTTCAACGATGTTTAAACAGCGGCGAGCCATCGGTCTTTGTTCCTAAAGGCATATACATCTTGAACCCTTTAATCATACCAGACTGGATAACACTGGAAGGGGTAGGGTATCAACCATCCGTTGGCGGCGGGACAAGGATATCGGAACTCCGATTCTCGATTACCACTGGTGAATCAGCAATGACTTGTGGCTCTAACCCAACTATCCGGAAATTATTCATCATTAATGTGGGTGGTACTTACAACGAGGTGACAAAGACCCTATCAGGAACTGCTGCTGCGGCTATAAAGCTCAATGAAAACGCGGTTATTGAAGAGTGCGGTTTCTGGCTTTGGTATGACTGTATTAAGACGGGTGTTTCAACTTTTTATCTGAGAACATCAAAGCTGCACTTTAACCGCTGCACTTTCGGCTATACATCTGAAGGAACATCCCCTTACGATATGCATATAGATGCGCCTCACTCTGCACTTACCGAGGTTTTCATTCGCGGTGTTGGTGATAATACCCCAAGAAACATTAAAGTCTTTGGCGGGAGCATAGAAGGATATTCTACTATAGCGCAGCGATTTCTTGATATTGCTTTCTTTGGCACTTACTTTGAGTCTGAGCCAGAAAGAACAGTTTCAGCAGCAATTGATCCTCAGTTAGACGAATCAACAGTATCATTATTTGGCTGTACTGTCTTTATGAACAAGACAACTCGGTTTGTGAATATGAGTGGACTCGCTCGCGTTGGGCTGACAAGTTCAGGCAACACATTTGCTGGAGATGCACAAGTTGGTGCTACTTGCTTTTACTTGCCAAATTCAGGTTCTGTTAGTTTGGCTGGTGACAAGATTGAATCTTCAATAATGACTAACACGCTATACATTGACAGCATTTCACAGGGTTTAAAACTTGGCGGAATTAGAATGCCTCTACTGCAAGCTGGCAATCCGCAAGTGGATTATTCCGAATTGTCAATGACTGGTGCGCGAGGCGCTATAGGCTCCACACTATCCGCTGCGCCCACAAACAAGGTTTCAGGTCAAATGATATTGGCTGACGGCTCAGCTTGGGATCCGTTGGCATTGGCGGCGGGGCGTCCATATTACGTTATTTGGCAGGGCGACAGATGGAGAGGGGTTAGCGGATGATTACGATAAAACGCTGGTATCATAACGATTAACGGGGTGAAAATGGCTAAGTTTATTCTCGGAGATAGATCAACAAAAAACCTTGTCGGCGTAAATGCCGACTTGGTTAAGGTTGTTAAGCGTGCCTTGGAGTTATCGCCAGTTGACTTCACTGTAATTGAAGGGCTGCGCACAAAAGAGCGCCAAGCTGAACTACTTGAAAAAGGATTTACCCGCACAATGAACAGTCGACACATTGTCGGGCAAGCTGTTGACATTGTGCCTTTACCTGTTGATTGGAATAACCCAAAGCCTTTTAGCTTAGTTGCTGAAGCAATGAAAAAAGCGGCTGATGAGCTTGGCGTGAAAATAACTTGGGGCGGTGACTTTAAATCATTTATTGACATGCCTCACTACCAGATCGAGGTTAAAAAATGAACAAACTTATCATTGATGATTCATTCTTTCATTTAATAGATAGGTGCTACTTTGATAGCTCAAATGGATATTGGCGTGTTCGCATAAATGACGGGTATGAATATCTGCATAGGATAGTCGCCATGGCTAAAACTGGTGAAATAGTTGATCACATAAATAGAGATAAAAATGACAACAGGTCAGAAAATTTAAGAATTGCCAGCAAATCACTAAACAACTACAACAAGCCAATAATAAATAGCCTTGGCAGAGGAATTTACTTCGATAGCTACGGAAAAAGATTTAGGGCGTGCATATCCTTCAATGGTAAAACTCTAAAGCTTGGCAGCTTTAGTAACGCCAATGATGCGAAGATGGCTTACAATATTAAAGCCAAAGAGATTTATGGATCTGACGCATATCAACATCAAATTGAGGTGAAGAAATGAGCCTACTCGACAAAATAACCGATTTCGTTGGCGGTGGATTGTTCAAAGAAGCTAAAGAGCTAATCAAGGACTACTGGCCACCGGATTTATCACCGGAGAAGCGCGCAGAGCTTGAAATGCGATTGACTGAGGCTGAGCATGAGAAAGAAATTAAACTCGCAGAATTGACGCAGGCACAACTGCAAACCGAAGCTGACGATAAGAAAAACGCACGAGCTGAGCATAAGTTATCGCTTATGCCTGCAATGCTTTCTCTGTTGCTAACCTGCTTTATTGCTGGAATTGTTTTCTTGCTGTTTTATGTGGAAATGCCAGAAGGGAGCAAAGAGGTTTTATTTATGCTGCTCGGCATCGTCGTTAAAGAGTGGGGCGGGGCTATGCAGTATTGGTTTGGCACAACTCGCGGCAGTGAAGAAAAAACAAGGCTGCTTAACAAATGAGTCGAGCCTACAACCTGCTAATCTCTATCGACCAATTTTTTGCTGTGCTTTTATTCGGCACACATCCAGATCAAACAATATCAGGCTATGTTGGCTATAAAGCGCTGACGACAACTAAAAAACGGTATAAACTTTATCAATGGTTTATCAATGCACTTTTTCGACCTTGGCAGAAAAACCACTGTTATGAGTCGATAGAATGGGATCGCATCAATGAGCGCAAATAACATTGCAGAGACAAGCACAAGCACTGGCACTGGCAACTTTACGCTGGCTGGAGCATGGTCGCAATCTGGCACCTTCAACACTGGCAACGTGACATTTAACGGCTACTACGGCACAAATCACGTATTTCCATACATGATCCGTGACACTTCCGGCAATTGGGAAAGTGGCGAAGGCTATCTAAGTGCATCAACAACACTTGTACGCTCAAACGTGTTTAACAACTCGCTCGGCACTACTGCAAAAATAAACTTTTCAGCAGGTGACAAGATTGTTTTTGTGCCAACTGACGCCAGGGCATTCGGCAGCAGAATGCTAAACCAAGTCAACTACTCACTAACTGGTCAGTCAGTCGGTACTCGCGGAGAGATAATGTTAACAGCTAACCGCATGTATGTTATTCCGACATTGATAACAGCCCCAATAAAGCTATCCGCAATAGCCTACACAGTGACATTAGGCGCAGCCACATCAACAGCTCGCATTGGCATATACAACCTAACCAAGCAGCCTGACGGCGGCAATAACTATGACTCTGTGTTTAGCTTGCTGGTTGACCTAGGCACAATTGACGTTACCACTGCCGGAATTAAATCAATAAGCACCACAATTAAGTTGGGCCAAGGTGTTTACGGATTTGCAATTATCAGTAATGGCGCACCTAAAATAATGGCAGGAAACACCAACTTACTTGAACTCGGGCTGTCGCCAAACACTTACCAGTCTAACCCATTATCTCACTGGTATAACGATGGAGCAGGCCAGCATACAACGCTGCCAGCAACTACGAACGGAGCTATGGCTGCCATAATGAACGCAGGCGCACCGCAACCGATGATTAAAGGCGGTGTTCAATGATCCAGTTTCAAGATAAAGGTTTTAGCTTGTTTTTGCACCTTGAGGCAAAAGGCGTATTTCTTGAACAACTTGACGGTAAGTGGATTGCAAACGCACCGGATGAGCTGGTTAATCAGTTAATCGATGAATACAATCCTTGGGCTTATGAGAAAGCTGCAAAGGTAAAAGAGGTTAACGAGTGGCTATCCGCTAAAGTATCTGCAATCACTGCGGACGTAACGCAGGAAGAAAAAGACTCATGGCCAACACAAGCAAGCGAAGCTAACGGTTTAGAGCCAATTAGCTTGTTGGCATCAATGGCGCACGCTCGCGGAATTACCATTGAAGATATGATCTCAAAGGTTAAGCGCAAACAAGCAATGTATAAACAACTTTATGGCTCACTACAAGGCGAGAAAGACCGCGTACTAGACTTGGTTAAGGCTTTTCCTGTAGAGGGAGAATATCATCGCTTACCAGAGCTGTGGGCGCTTAAATGTACGGGCTAGCGCATAATGGATTGATGCAATTTGGCGGCGTTGCCAGCTTTTCTGGTGGCGGAGGCACTACTTATAACGATACGCTAAACGGTTTATCATTCACTAGCGCTGTCGGATCACTAGCATCAACACGCGCAAAGGCTGACACGCTATCAGGAGCAAGCTATAGCAGCAGCGTTGGCAATCTAACTGCCACTCGCGGCTATGCAAGCACATTAAGCGGGATTAGCTTTGCAAGCTCTGTAGGCAGCTTAACGGCTACTCGCGGCTATTCGTCGGTGTTGAGCGATTCGACTTACTCAAGCTCGATTGGCTCGCTAACTTCGACCATAACAAGCGCATCAGGTTATGACAGTTTATTGGCTGGATTGCTGTATACATCAAGCATTGGCGATATGCTGTCAACCGTGCAGCGCGCAAGCGTTTTGAATGGTATTGCGTTTAACAGCTCGATTGGCTCACTGACTGCCGGACTTGGCTATAACTCCACTTTATCCGGTGCGGTTTATTCGTCAGCTGTGGGCGCGTTAGCATCAACTCGCAGCGGTGAAGTGACAGTGACGATTGAAGGTTATACAATTAAGTTTGCCGATAGCGCTATTGCTGCGGCTTATGCAAACAACGGTATTAGCGCAGGCTATGCAGCAGATATTTTGGAGATAACATGGCAACACTAACGGCAACAAAGATCCAATCGTTTATCGAAGCAGTTTATGAGAAGAAACATAACCTAGCTTCTGACTCGCTAAAGGTTTATTTAACCAACGCAACGCCAAGCGCATCAACAAGTAATGTCAAAGCAGATGTTGCTGAGATTTCAGGAGGCCAAGGCTACACGGCAGGCGGCATCGCTGTCACTGTTACGTCATCAAGTCAGACTGGCGGCACTTACTCGCTAGCCGTTTCTGTTGATACGACATTGACTGCGACAGGATCAGGCATTGGCCCTTATCAATACGCTGTTTTATACAACGACACAGCGACCAACAAAGAATTGATCGCGTTTTGGAACTTCGGCAGCGCAATAACTTTGTCCGCAGGTGATACACACCGCATACAGTTAGCCTCGCCATTGATTTCGGCGTCATAGGTGACACTATGCAAAACGTGATTATCAAAGGTAAAGACAATCCGGCAAGGATTGAATTCACGTTCACTGGCGACGTTACGCTTGCGTCGTTTGCTTCAATCACTGTTAGCTTAGGCGGCGAGACTTACACAAGCGGCAGCGCTGAGCTGGCAATTGATGGCAATGCTTTGGTGTTGTCTATTGGCGATGCTACAGCTTTGGCGCCAGGTAGTTATTATCCTGAGATTGTTGGCTTTTCTGCTCAATTCGATGATGGATATTTACTTTCAGGTGAAAAGCTGCGAGTTTTGCAGAATAGCTTGTTAATAAGATAAGGCGCATTACGCGCCTTTCTTTACTAATCCGATTTCGTATTTCAATCGGTTATACGATGATACATGCAGCCCGATAACGTCACATGCATCCTTTGTACTCATGCCATCCTTGCACAGCATAAACACTTGCTTTACTTTCTCGTTGCGCTTCTTTGTCGCTTCTGAATATGTCAAGCCAAGCTCTTTCTGTGCTGCTCTTACAGTGCTTGTGCATAAGCCAAGTGTTGACGCTATAAAAGCGGCTGAATACTTCTGCGCTTTAATCATGTCTTGCAGTTTAGCATCTTTACTGCTGCGCTGGTTGTAACGCACTTTGACGCCCATATGCTCACAGATTGCCAGTACCTTCGGCGCTTTAAAGCCGAACTTGTTACCGATTAGGCTTGCTGTCATTCCCGACTTTGCGAGTTCAGCAACAAGGAATTTATCTTCTTCCGAAACGAGATGTAGTCTAGTCATTTACTTTTATCAACCTTACTTTTGAGCGGTGAAGCCATAAGCCAGCGGCGGTTATGTACATCGGGCCATGATTTCTAGCTGTTAATATTTCGCCAGTTTCTATTATTCTTATTTGGCACGTTTTGACCTTTTTAGTCATAGCTTTAGCTCCGACAAATCAACATCAAACATGGCCTTTGGTTGTGGCAGTATTTGAGGTTTAACTTTGACAGGGTTCTTTGTTCTTCCTTTCAATCCCAAGTAATTATTCTTTACCTTGCCACACATGCTTTCAGTTACATTCAGCAGTCTTGCAGCGTCTATGTTCTTGGCTTTTGGGTTTGCTAAAAAGAATTTATAAACAACATAAGATTTTGTATTTTCCTTTGGCTTTCTTTGCTTGTGAGCGCATCCGATAACGCCGAAAGACTTGCTTTGCGACCTTACGTTTCTAACATAACCAATACATGCTCCGGTTGCTTCTGCTATTTCAGTGTTAAGCATGTTATGCTCTATCATTTCGATTATTTTGGCTTTCAATGTCATTACACTGCCCACCTATTAAACCTTGGCTTATGTCCAAAGTAGTATTTTTTAACTGAGTAAATAACACCAAAACACGCGCCAGTCATTCTTGCGAGCTCACCAGATTTAGCGCTAGGATTGGCTATAATCGCATCGTATACGGCGCGGCTTATTGTGCATTCCTTTGGCTTATCCTGAGCTGGCGAGCGTATAGGCTTCTGCGCTATGCTGTTATAATCGACTCGCGTTTTAACTATGTAGTTCATGGTTGTGTCAATCGCTGCAAGGATTTCTTGATTAGACAACCCCTGCTCGATTGCGGTCATTATGGCGGTTTTGGTGTTCATTTCGCACCGCCTTGCCGGATTTGCTCGGCGTATTTGATAAGGTCAGCAATATGGCAAACGCAATCTATGCCACCAACATGAAGCGGCTGCTTTGTTTCTCTCGCGGCCTGTAAAACAGCCTCGGCGCGGATTTCGGCTAGGCATTGTGAAGGCGCTAGCTTAATAGCCTTTTCCACAGTGGTAAAATCTTTAAACGGCGCCCAATCTTGTTTGTAGCAAGTTCTTACGCTAATGAATGCCAACTTCAATGCTGACCGCATGATTTCAACCTGAGCCGCTAAAGCATCGCGCTCGGCTTTTAAGTCAATCAATTCCTGCTTAGCAAATTGACATTCTTTTATAACTTCATTGTGGTCGCTTAATCGTATGAAGTGACCAAGGCCAACGACATTAATGAGGCCGCTTCCATTTCCGTCTGTTAATACTTTATAGCTCATAACTTCCCTTCCTTAATATCCGCAAACCTTAAAAGTTCAGCAACTCCAGGCTTGCCTTGCAACAGCGCAAACTCGGCATTTTCTAACAAATCGCAATCATCTGCGAAACGATAGCCAGCATCGAAACAGATTGACTCTACGGCTTTATATAATTCATCTTGATTTCGCGCCTTAATGATGGCGGCTTTTGCTTCGGCTAGTCCTTTCATTTTAATAACTCCGGATTTTGGTAAATGTTGCCAATAACTGCACAGCTAAGTGGCAAATCATCCAAACCACCAATATCAGATGCGTACCAACATGCGTGCTTATCAGACCAAGATATTTCGTAATAGAAATGCTCATCATCTTCTAAAATATCACCTTCATAAATCTCAATTCCATTACTGTCTGACCATCCGGTGAATTGCATAACCTTTAACTGCTGCTGAAAGTATGGATTATCAAATGGATGCGGCGCATCTGTTAAAAGCTGTTTATCGCTAGTAAAAACAATCCAGTCGTTACCCTCTTCGCCTGATTTTATAAATCTAAAATCATTGTGCATTACTAAGTTTTGCTCGTCGAAAGCTCTAAACTTGATTACTCTTCTCATTTCTGACTCCAAGGCTTATCATTACCAGTACGCAGAAACTTCTCAAAGTCTGCACGAATACGGTCATTCTCTTCAATCCGGCGCGCATCTTTGCGGGCGTCGCGGATAACTGAAACTATCAAGGCGATTGCGGCGATAACGAAGAAAATTGCTAGTGTTGTGTTCATTTTGCCAGCTCCATAAAAAACACGTAGATAACATAAAAGAAAAGCAACATT